ATATGTATTTCCAAACTGGTAGTATAGTTGGTAGATCTTTGACTCAAGACGGAGACTTGAATCACGGAAAAGTTCCAATACAAGAACTACATTCTTCTTCTGGTATAAGCAAAATACAAGCGCTTACACAGACTTATCAATATTACTTGCAAATGATAAGAGATGTTACAGGTTTAAACGAAGCAAGAGATGGTAGTATGCCATCTAAAGACTCTTTAGTAGGTTTACAAAAACTAGCAGCTGCAAACTCTAATGTTGCTACAAAGCATATATTACAGTCTTTAATGTACATAACTGTTAGAACATGTGAGAATATAAGTCTAAGGGTTGCTGATATGTTAAACTTTCCTTTAACTAAAAATGCTCTTATGAATGCTATTAGTTTTTCTAATGCTAACACTTTAGAGCAGATGAAGTTTTTAAACATGCACGAGTTTGGTATATTTTTAGAGCTAGAACCTGAAGAAGAAGATAAACAATCTTTAGAGCAAAACATACAAATAGCACTTCAAAGTGGTGGTATAGATTTAGATGACGCTATAGATTTAAGAAACATATCTAATCTTAAATTAGCTAATCAACTACTGAAGCAAAAGAAGAAACGAAAACAAAAAGAAGCTCAACAGGCTCAACAAGCAAACATACAAGCTCAAGCTCAAGCTAACGCTGAGAATGCTGAAAAAGCTGCTCTAGCAGAACTTCAAAAACAGCAAGCCTTAGCTCAAACAGAGTTACAAATAGAGCAAGGTAAATCCCAGTTCAAGATACAACAAATGCAACAAGAAGCTGAGATAAAGAAACAACTAATGGCTGAAGAGTTTAACTATCAAATGCAGCTAGCTAAAATAAGAGCTGAGGCTGAGAAAAATAAGCTAGATAGCATCGAAGATAGAAAAGACGAAAGAACAAAGATACAAGCCACTCAGCAGTCAGAGTTGATAAACCAAAGACAAACTGACTCTTTACCAAAGAATTTTGAATCTAGCGGTATGGATGATTTAGGTGGTTTCGGTTTAGAATCTATGTAAGAGTAAAATTTTAACTATTTAATTATATTATATTATGTCAGAAGTAAAACAAGAGGGGGATTTTAAAATAAAATCTAAACCAAAAAAACCTAAAAACTTAGGTAAAACAAACGACGTAACAAAAGTGGAAATACCTAACCAAGCCGCAAACGCTCAAGGTGAGGTTATTCCAGAAGTTACTAAAGTAGAAATAAAAACAACTGAAGATGCCGATACAAAGCAAGAAGCAGCAACAGTGGTTGAAGATAAACAAGCCAACTCTATACAAGAAGTGGGTGAGGAAGTATCACAACAACAAAGCCCCGTTCAAGATGAAGTCGCTGAAATAACAGAAATAACTGAACAAGAAGTAGAAAATCTAGAACAAGAGTTAGACGAAGCTTTAACTGATCAAGAACAGTCTGGAGCTAAGCTACCAGAAAACATTGAAAAACTTGTTTCCTTTATGGAGGATACAGGAGGTACTTTAGAAGACTACGTTAGGCTAAACCGCGATTACTCTAATATAAGCGAAACAGCTTTGTTGAAGGAATATTACAGAAAAACAAAACCTCACTTAGACGATGAGGATATAAGTATAATCTTAGAGGACTTTTCATATGATGAAGAACTCGATGATGAAAGAGATATACGCAAATCAAAAATTGCGTTAAAAGAAGAAGTTGCAAAAGCTAAAAGCTTTCTAGACGAAACCAAGAGTAAATACTACGACGAAATCAAGTTGAGACCCGGCGTAACTCAGGAACAAAAGAGAGCTGTTGACTTTTTCAACCGATACAATAAGGATCAAGAAGCTGCTAAACAAAAGCACAGCAAATTTGTACAAGAAACTAATAATCTATTAAATGACGATTTCAAAGGTTTTGATTTCAATGTCGGAGAAAAGAAGTTTAGATATGGTATAAAAAATGCTAAAAATGTAGCTGAAGCTCAATCTGATATTTCTAATTTTATAGGGAAGTTCCTTGGTGAAGACGGAAGTATTAAAGATGCTAAAGGTTACCACAAAGCTTTGTACGCGGCGCGAAATGCTGATACGATAGCACAACATTTTTACGAGCAAGGTAAAGCTGACGCTGTAAAAGACGTTGTTGCTAAATCAAAGAACATAAGTACAGAACCTAGGCAAAACGCTAGCGGTAATGTATTTATTAATGGTTTAAAAGTAAAAGCAATTAGCGGTCTTGACTCTTCAAAACTAAAAATAAAAACAAAAAAATTTAACTAAAAAACTTTAAATTATGGCTTTAAGTCCTGCTTTCGGTTCAATTAAACCGAGTCAAAAACAACAAATTTTAGAATCTAACTTCTTATCATTTAACGGTGGTTCAGGAGCTGGAGATTCAAACACATTCGCACAACAATATTTACCAGAGATCTACGAACAAGAAGTAGAGCGTTATGGAAACAGAACATTATCTGGATTCTTACGTATGGTTGGTGCTGAAATGCCAATGACTTCTGATCAAGTAATTTGGTCTGAGCAAAATAGATTACACGTTGCTTACAACGATGTATCTAACGATTTAACTAACACTTTAACTTTTACAGTTGGTGGTTCTGGAGATGCATTTGTAGAAAACGTAATTTCTAAAAACCAAACTATTGTGATCTTAGATCCAGCTGGTTTAGAATTAAAAGCTTTAGTAACTGAATCTTCTCAGACTGGTTCTACTGCTACTATTGAGGTTGCTCCTTATACTGCTGCTAACACTGGTGCTTTAGCTGCTACAGGATTAAAAATCTTTGTATACGGTTCTGAATATGGAAAAGGATCTAGCATTGCTAACTCTACTGGAGCTGCTGATGTAAACGGTTACAAGTCTATCACTCCTTCTTTTACTCAACACTCTAACTCTCCTATCATTATTAGAAACAAATATGTAGTTTCTGGATCTGATATGGCTCAGATTGGATGGGTTGAAGTAGCAACTGAAGATGGTGCTTCTGGATATTTATGGTATTTAAAAGCTGAGTCTGAAACAAGACTACGTTTTGAAGATTACTTAGAAATGTCTGTAGTTGAAGGTGAAAAAGCTGCTGCTTCTTCTGGAGCTGAAGCTGCTGGAGTAAAAGGTACTCAAGGTTTATTTGCTGCTATCAAGGATAGAGGTAACGTAAACACTGGTTTTACTGCTGCTACTGGTTTAGCTGCTTTTGATGAAATCTTGAAAAACTTAGATACTCAAGGAGCTATTGAAGAGAACATGTTATTCTTAAACAGACAAACTGCTTTAGATTTTGACGATATGTTATCTGATATTTCTGCTGGAAACAACGGAGGTACTGCTTATGGACTATTTGAAAATTCAGAAGATATGGCATTAAACTTAGGATTCTCAGGATTCAGAAGAGGTTCTTATGACTTCTATAAGACTGACTGGAAATACTTAAACGATGCATCTACTCGTGGAGCAATCCAAGGAGCTGTTGCAAGCGTTGAAGGTGTATTAATTCCTGCTGGAACTTCTACAGTTTATGATCAAATCTTAGGAACTAACATCAGACGTCCTTTCTTACACGTAAGATATAGAGCTTCTCAAGCTGATGATAGAAGAATGAAAACTTGGTTAACTGGTTCTGCTGGTGGAGCTTTCACTTCTGACTTAGATGCAATGGAAGTAAACTTCTTATCTGAAAGATGTTTATGTGTACAAGGTGCTAACAACTTTGTATTATTCCAAGGAGTATAATTATTATGTAATATTACCCTCGTTGTACTGACGGGGGTAAATATTACCCTTATTAAACTATTAAATTTTATTATATTATGGCTAAACAAGCTACAGCAAAAAAAGTTGAGGTTGCTACTCAAAAACCAACTGTTGAAAAAACGGAAACAGTTCAAAAACAACAAGTAAAACCATCTTGGGAAATAAAAGATAGAACGTATATATTAGCTAGAGGTTTGAGTCCATTGACTTACACAATACCATCTAGACATACTTCTAAACACTCTTTACTATATTTCGACAAAGAATCTGGTGAACAAAAAGAAATTAGATATGCGACTAACCAAGCGTCTCCGTTTAAGAAAGAACAAGAAGGAGAAGCTACATTGGGTCACATAATTTTTAGTAACGGTACATTAATGGTGCCTAAAGAAAAACAAAACTTACAAAAGTTATTATCTCTATATCATCCACTAAAAAACAGAATATACGCAGAGTTTAGCCCTGTTGAAGTTGCTGAAGATGAATTAGATGTATTAGACTTACAAATAGATGCTATGACAGCTGCAAGATCAATAGATATAGATCACGCTGAAGCAATAATGAGAGTAGAACACGGCTCATCAGTTAATTCTATGAGTTCTAAGGAGATTAAAAGAGATTTACTACTATTTGCTAGGAATAACCCTAGTATGTTCTTAGAATTAGCTAATGATGAAAACGTGCAATTAAGAAACTTTGCTGTTAAAGCAGCTGAAGCTGGAATAATTAAACTGTCTCAAGATCAAAGAACTTTCTCGTGGGGATCAAACGGTAGAAAATTAATGAACGTACCTTTTGATGAAAATCCTTACTCTGCGTTTGCAGCCTTCTTAAAAACAGATGAAGGTGTTGAAATTTATAGATCTATAGAGAAAAATTTATAAAAACAAGTAATACTAATTATATCCGGTGGCTAAATTGTCACCGGGTATTTTAAAACAAAAAAAATGGCAATTAACATAGACTCAGTCTACAAGAGCGTTCTGGTTATTCTAGAGCAGGAAAAAAGAGGTGTATTAACACCTACTGAATTTAACAAAATAGCTGCTCAGGCACAGCAAGAAATTTTTACTCAGTACTTTGACGAGTTGAATCAATTGTTAAGAATGCCACAAACTTCTTTAGCTTATGCTGATAGAATGGCTTTGTTAGATGAAAAAATATCTTTATTTAAAAGAGAGGAATCTTTACCTTTAACAAGCGCACAAGCAACCTTACCTACTCAGGTTCAAGAACTTGGATCTGTTGTGTATAATAACAGGGAGGTTCAAAGAATACAAAAACACGAGCTATATACTACTAATCAATCACCATTGACTGCTCCAACAGAGTATTATCCAGTATATATATACGAGAACAAAGTAGTGACTATATATCCAGCTACGGTTACAGGAGAAGTTGAAGTAAATTATCTTAAATACCCTAGCGATCCTAAATGGGGTTTTACTATAGATCCAAATTTAGGTAACTATGTGTACAATAGCATAAGTTCTGTTGATTTCGAGTTACACCAATCAGACCAACCATTACTAATAGACAAGGTATTAGGTTACGCAGGTGTTATGACTAAAGATCAATTATCTTTATCTATAGCTTCACAAAAAGAACAACAAATTAACGCTGACGGGCAAAAATAATAAAAGATGGCAGATACAAGTATAACAAACGCTTTTATATCTTTAAATGATATAATAAACAACTTTATAATTTCATACACTGGACCTGGTAAGTTAATACCTGACTCTAAAAGAACAGAAGTTGTATTTCACGCTAGAAGATCTCTCCAAGAGTTTTCTTATGAAACACTAAAAGGTCAATTTCTAATAGAAGAGCCTACGGCTCCAGCTACATACCCTTTACCAAAAGATTATGTAGCTATGGTAACGGTTCAAGCTAACAATGTAGAATTTACTGAGTCATCCGTGAATCCTCCTGCTGAAGATGAATATTTTATTGATTACGCAAATAAGCAAATCATATTAAACAGCGGTAATGTTGGTGATGTATTTTTCAAAATTAAATACTTATCAAACGCTCTAACTACGGATGAATCAGCAGCTATTCCTAAGTTAGCAGAAGAGGCTTTATACTCTTGTATTGTTTATGCAATACTTGCTAATAGAGAAAAAACAAACCCAGGTTTACTACAAAGACTATTAATAGAAAAGACAGATAAATTAGAAAAAGCAAAATCAAGACTAGTTTTCACTAATTTTTCTTCTTAATAAAAAACAAGGAAAATTATGGCTATAAACGTAGATTACGTATATAAAACCGTGTTGTCTATATTGAACAAAGAACAGAGAGGTAATATAACTCCTGATGAATTCAACAAAGTGGCTACTCAGGTTCAATTAGATATATTTGAGCGTTATTTTGACGATCTAAACCAACAAATTAGAGTTGATCAAACAAGTAGAGAGTACGCTGACAGGGTTTTAGATGTTGATGAGAAGATAGCTGTTTTTAAGGTTAGAGGTGATTGCGACCATTTAGGTAATGGTGTTTTTAGATTACCTGTATCTTACAACGGAACTTCTACGAATGGAACGGCTGTTTACAAGCTAGGTGTTGTAACTTACAACGATCCTAGCATAGGAGATAGTGTTGAGATAGAAAGATTAACCTCTAAACAGTTTTACGAAAACCAAAGATCAGATTTAACTAGATCCTCTAGAAACTTCCCTACTTACGTTTACGAAAACGAAACTCAAACAGATAGAAAAACAATAACAGTTAGTCCTTCAACCATAACAAATAATGTAGTCGCTGATTTCATTAGAAAACCTAAAGATGTTAAATGGTCGTATAACACAGGTACTTTAGGTCAATTACTTTACAATAGTTCTTTTTCCGTAGACTTTGAGTTAAATGGATCTGAAACAGTTAATGTTATAACTAGAATACTAGCTTACAGCGGGGTAATACTAGAAGATCCTCAAATAGTTCAAGTAGCTGCTTCTAAAACTCAGCAGGATGAAATAAACCAAAAAAGCTAAACCATGTCATTAATAAAAGAAAATAACAGACAGTATTACGAAGGTGCTCAAAGTTTTAGAGGTGATGGCGCTAATGCGTCTTTCACAACAACATTTAATACTGATTTAATATGGTACAGCGCTGATCCAAACGTGGTTAGTTATGCTAATAACAATTTTAAACTGTATACAAGCGTTAATGGTTTGCCAGACACTTGGTCTGAAGTGACTTCTAATTATACGGTTGTTGGTAACACCATAAATTTTTCAACAACTCCTGCTGACGGTTTATACATAATAGTACAGTTAAAGAAGATAGATGGTGGTAATTATGGTTCTAATTTTAATGACAAAGCTTATGGAGAAGCCGTAGAAAAAAACTACGGATCATATGCTTACACGAAGCTTAATGACATCGTAAATAATTTTATAGTTGCTTACGTAGGTGCTGGAAAATTAATACCTAGTGTAAAAAGAACTGATATTGTTTTTCATGCTAAAAGAGCAATGCAAGAGTTTAGCTACGATACTTTAAAAAGCGTAAACTCTCAGGAACTAACAATACCGAACAGCCTAAGTATAGTAATACCTCAAGATTACGTTAACTACGTCAACTTGTACTGGGTTGATGATCAAGGTGTTAAGCATATAATAATGCCAACTAATCTAACTAGCAACCCTCATGAAACTCCTTTACAGGATAACAAGGGTGTACCTATACAAGATAATGATGGTGATAACATCGATGGTACTTCTATCACAGAAGAAAGATGGGCTGAAAACAATTTAAAAAATAGAAAAGATTACATAAACAACACCGAGTTTAGTTGGGATTATTACTATGGTGAAAACTCTTACGGAGCTGGTCAACTGTATGGTTTAGATCCTCAGCACGCTAATGTAAATGGTTATTTTACTATAAATGAAAGAGAAGGTAAGTTTTCTTTTTCATCAGATCTAGTTGGTAAAATAATAATATTAGAGTATATATCTGATGGTTTATCTACTAATGGAGACACTAGAGTGCCTAAGTTAGCCGAGGAAGCTATGTATGCCTACATAAGTCACGCTGTTATAGCTTCTAGAGTTGATCAACCAGAGTATATAGTTAACAGGTTGAAAAAAGAAAAGAGTGCTAAACTTAGAAACGCTAAAATAAGATTATCTAACTTGAAATTAAACGAAATAGTTCAAGTTATGAGAGGTAAGTCTAAATGGATAAAACACTAAAATTAAATGGCTGAAGTTAAAAATTCTTTTTTAAAGTCCAAGATGAATAAGGACTTAGATAGTAGACTTATTCCTAATGGAGAATATAGAGACGCTGTTAATGTTCAAGTTAGTAGATCTGAAGGTGATGACGTTGGTGCGTTACAAAATGTTCTTGGTAACTTCGAACTATCAAATATAGGTGATGATCTTGGTTACTATGATGTGAAATGTATAGGTTACTGTGTAGACGACTCAAAAGATGATGTATACATGTTTTTTACCAACTACTTAGACACTAACGCTTTTGGTGCTAGACCTGTTTTTTCAACATACATAGATGATGGTGGGTTCAGTAAGTACTTTCATGGTATATTCGTTTATAACACAAGAACAAGCACGTTAAACAAAATAGTTGAAGGTCTTTTCTTAAACTTCTCTATAAATAAACCTATACTAGGAGTAAACTTACTTGAAGATGTATTGTTTTGGACAGACGATAGAAATCAACCTAGAAAAATAAACGTAGATAAAGCTAAAAGCAATCCAACATTCTACAACAGTGAAGACAAAATATCCGTAGCAAAATACTACCCTTATCAATCGCCGCTGTTAATAAAAGAGACTGACACTTCTACACCGGAAAACCCTGTCTATGAAACCACTATGTATGATGCTAGTGAAGAGTTTTTACCAGATGGTACCACTGCAAATCCTTACTATGACCCAAACTTCCCAGGTGATCCAAGATATTTAGAAGATAAATTTGTTAGGTTTTCTTACAGATTTAAGTTTAAAGATGGCGAGTATTCTTTAATAGCTCCTTTCACTCAGCCATGTTTTATACCTAAGCAAGACGGTTATTTTCTAGTAGATGATGAAAAAACAACTATATCTTCTACTGTTGTTTCTTTCATGGAAAATAAAGTTAATAAAATAAAACTTCAAATACCTTTACCTTACGACGCTGAAGATATGGAATCGTCTTTAAATATAGAAGAGATCGATGTGGTATATAAAGAATCAGACGGTATATCTTTGAAAGTTGTTGAAACAATACCAGTATCTGATTTATCAGGGTCTGATAGAGTTTACGAGTACGAGTATCTTTCTCAAAAACCATATAAAACCTTACCTGGAGACGAAGTCTCTAGAGTTTACGACAAAGTACCAGTTAAGGCTCTCGCACAAGAAGTGGTTTCAAATAGAGTTGTTTATGCTAACTTTCAAGATAAACACACTCCTCCTAAATCTTTAAACTACCAAGTTGCTGGTGACGAAAAATATGAAGCTACCAACCCAGAAGTTGATTTTAATGCAAAAAGCACAATTGAATACCCTAATCATACTTTAAAGGAAAACAGAAACTACCAAGTTGGTGTTGTATTGTCTGATAGATATGGAAGACAGTCTACTGTTATACTTTCAAATAACAAAGATTCTAAAGAAACAAATAGTCAGTTTGGAGCTGATACATTGTATTTACCGTATAGAGTTGATAGAGGAGTTGATAATGATTCCATATCGTTTTTTGGTGATTCTTTGAAGATGATATTTAATGAAAAAATACTACCTAATAGAAATGCTATAACAGGTGATCCAGGTTTATACAGCGAAACAAACCCTTTAGGTTGGTATTCTTACAAAATAGTAGTAAAACAATTAGAACAAGACTATTACAACGTATACACTTCAGGAGCTATTAAAGGTAACCCAGAAGTTAACACTGATCAACTAGACTCTTCATTTATAGTGTTGATTAACGACAATATAAACAAGATACCTAGAGATTTATCAGAGGTTGGTCCTCAAGATAAATCTTTTAGAAGTTCTGTAAGGCTTTTTGGTAGAGTAGAAAACACAACTCAAGGAAACTCTTCCACTGGTAATAAACAATATTTTCCAGGTAATAGAACTTTTACTACTAACGTTATAGAGGATTTATTTGATATATTCGATGTAACTGATACTACTAGTAACCAACCAATAACGGACGATACAAATCCATACTACACATTTTTAAGAGGTGAATCAAACCCTTTTATAGGTGAGTTTATAACATCTCAAACAGGAACTGATCAATTTGGTGTAATTAACCAAACAAACGCTAATAACGAATATGTTAAAACAGAGAACTTAGCTGTACTAGAAACAGCACCAACAACCTCTTTTTTAGATATATATTACGAAACTAGCACATCTGGCTTGTTATCTGAATTAAACACAGCTGTTGACACTGGTTTTGATGGAGCTGTTGGTTTAAATTCTTTCGTTTATAGCCATTATGAAGGAGATCCTTTAAATCACAAGATAACAGAAAATTTTTCTTTCGTTGATTTTGATGGACTCGTTCTTACACCAAACCCAGGAACTGTTAATCTTACTGTTGAAGATAGTAGTGGAGCTATTAGAACTGGTGATTTTACGCTTGTTGAAGACCCCAACAATTCTAATGAATTTTTTATAGAAACCAATAGTTATTTTTACTTTGGAAAAGACGCAGGTGTAAAAGAAGATTACACTTTTACATTAACATGCTTTACAGGTGGTACAATAGATCCTATACGTTCTGCGGTTATTGAAGTAGAAGGCGAACTTCAAAACACCACACCATCTATAGATAATGATAATACTGGGCAAATACAAGTAACTATTGGTAAGTACTTAATACTAGATAATATACAAGGTAGAAACGGGTCTAATGATACTAACTCAGACACTGAAATATGGAGACAACAATTGAGATGGTCTATAACCAATATACCTGATGGCGAACAAGATAGACCTGATTTTGAATTGCTAACTGAAGGCGGATCAATAAGGGTAGTAAACAATAATCCAAGCGCTGATGGTATTCATCAGTTTACTCTAAATGTACAAGACATAGACGCTGAGCCTAATACTATTTTAGCTAGTAAAGTTTTTACCGTTAACTTTGATAGAGTAGAAACTGATAATGTATTTACAGAAACACCTGCTTATACTATAGAAAACGGTGGTGGAGCAGCTGTATGGTTCGCGAATAACACAACTAACCTTTTAAGTAACAACCCCTTTGGAACTGGAAGCGCTTTTAACACTGGTATAGAAGCTCCAGCAGCTTTAGGTGGCTCAGCAACTTTCAATATATGTCCAAGTGATCCAGATTTTAGTGATAATAGATTTATAAATAGATCTAGATACACTACAACAGATAATAGCGGTGCTCTTACTAAAGGTTACTTCTACGTTTTTATAACTTTAAAAAATACATTTAATCAAGGAGCAGCAAGTGGTAACTACATTAGTAATGCAGCTACTAGTATAGCTTTAAGTTATAGACAAGATAGCGGAGACTCTTGGAGTTCTGCTGTAGATATGGTAGATGTCTCTTCACCTTTATCAACAGTAGGTAATTGGATGTTTGATGATCAAGGTAGAAACGGTTTGTATGACGATGAAGGAGCATATACGCCTAACACTACACCTAATACAGATACTAGTAGTCTTGTTTTTCCAATGACAGTAGCAACAGCCGGTAACACTCTAGGTGGTACTCCATCAGGTTCAATAATACTAGCATTTAGCATACCTGGAGAGTACAGATTAATAATGGGTAACATATCAACAAACTACATAGATGTTAATGGTGATTTAGACGCGATATTTAGTTTAGATGATGAAGGCAACGCTAATATAAACTGTGGTGCAGACGCAACAATAAACAACAGTGCTGACGCTACTATAAAGATTGGAGATTTATATCACTTAGATGACGAAAATATAAAAAGAAATTCAAGCGATAATTTCCCTGCTGGAAACAACAAGTTATCAGAAGGTGTTTACGAGTACCTTGTTTATGAAGAAACAGATTGTGACGTTTTCCCAAATGACCCTTTAACGCTTTATGCTAGAGAGCCTTTTACTAAGTATGTAACTCAACTGTACACTAATCAAACCTTTACAAATACACCTTCTCTACCGGCTGGTAAAGAATACAAGATAGGTAGAATTGTGTATAACGATAATGTTGGTAGCCCTGTAGTATACAACCCCGAGAAAGTAAAAAATGGTTTTTACAAAATAGGATTCAATGTAAATGGTACTAGAATAAATACTATTTTTGGAGACAAGAGAGCTATACCGTGTATGTACAACAACCCATACAATTAATTTAAAAAAAACAAATGGCAGCTATAGTAGAAATAAAATACTTCAATTCCTTTTTATTAAAAAAGACAGTTAGTTACGACGACATTATACAAGATGATATACCTATATGGAATGGTAGCACGGGTGTTCCAGAAGGTACTAATGGTTCTTACCCAATTATAGACTCAGAGTCTGGTAATTTAGATAAAGCGAGCAGTTGGTTTATTGAAGAGTCTAGAATAAGAGGAGGATACAATAACACTAACATAGATTACGGTGTTAGAGCTTACTTAGTTGATGAAAACCCAAACGCTAAGCACAGAACTAACTCTTTGATATACTCTGGTATATTTAA